ACGAGCCATCCATACGCCAGCGATAGCGAGAGATGCGTTCTGCAATTCAAGCTTCTTGGCCATGTTGGCTGTTTTTGCATCTGGTAGAGCATTCAGTACAGGACCACGGCCGTAGGTTTCCCCAGCACATTTAACCCACCGGGAGATAATCCAGGGGTTAGTCTCATACTTACGTTCTACTGCAAGTTTTGGTTCATTATTTAGTTTATCGAGGATGATGGAATATCTCCACACGTCATCTTTATCATCATAATATGTAGACTCAGAGATGGCTACCTGTTTAGAGGGGTCCTCTATCAGGAGTTTTCTGAAGTCATCATCCATCTCCATGTCAGACCACATCTGTGGAATAGTCCTGGCAGGTTTAGAATACTTCCTGAAGATAGCGCCAATATTAGAATCAGGACCTTCTTCCAAAGCAATCTCTGAAATAGGAACAGCTACAAACTTAAAAGGATTAATATCATTCCCCTCAAGAATTAGCATAGCTGCCGTGCCAATGATTAGGTCCAGGTAGAACTCACCTGCTACCACGTCAAAGTTGGAAGGCTGCATTGCTGCAAATACAGCATCTGTAATAAAGTCTAATTTCTTAGCTGCATCTTCCCTACCCTCTGTTAAGAAGGGACCAGGAGTAAGCTTAGCCCATTTGGTAAAGGGCGGTGTTATTGTAGACTGAAGCGTACCAGCCAATTTAACTGTGGATCTCTGCAAGGTTGAATCATATACCGTAGCATTCTTGATTGTACCTTGTGTACCACGGCTTGTTTGTCTCTGTGGGAGGGCCAATGAATAAGCATCGTCATACATTGAGTCCCAAACCTTTTTATCCACCCAAGCCTGCTGAGACCTTTTGAGTAGAGCTGCTGCATTCATTGAAGGCATATTATTCTCCGAGTTTATTCTTAATTGTATCGTCTGTCCCAAGTACCTGGGAGAACAGAGTCTGTGATTGGGAGCCTCTTGAAGCTACCTTCTGACGAGCTTTAAGCTGTGCAGCCTGTGCTTTCTCCTGAGCTGCTATCTTCTTATCCTGTGCCTCAATACGTGCATCCTGTGCACTTGTGTCAGGAGCGCCTCCGCCACCAAATAATCCACCCATATTAAATCTCCTCACCCCCTATGGAAAGGAGATGTTTATATAATTGTTTGGGAGTGAAGACCGTTGGCCTATTTATCCCTAATGATTTCTTAACAAGACTTGCACAATTAAGATGCATGAATGGGTTCATCCTTTTTAAGGGATCTACATCCAGGCTAATCTTAATTATTCTATAGTCTTTATCCATCCTATACCGCTCAATAATATCATCGATTGGTATAAGATAGGTCCGTGTATCTATGAAGTTTGTTAGATGTTCCAGAGCCATGAAGCAATCATACTCTCCAATCACCTGATGTTCTACTGTAAAGCAGTGAGACAGTTGTGTATCAAGTTTACTGAAATACCATGGGAGTTGAACTGCCTCTGTGAATAAACAATAGAATGTCCTTTTCATATTACTTCCCAATCGTTGTTCATCACAAAGCCATCACCCATTGAGCTATTACGTTTCCCAGCGATCAGGCTAAAGTGTTCCCCGCCACCAGACAGCAAATAGCCAAGAGCATCTGCCACATCGGAATGGGGATGATCTTTACAAGGCTTGTCATCATATCTCAATTCTCCTGCAACATTCAATCGTTTATAGCACCACTTCTCAGTCAAGGCATCAATCAATACTTGGCACTTAGGATTAACCAGGAATGCTGGCCTTCCCTCTGAGTATCTAAGCATTGGTGTTCTGATGCACTCTATACGAATGTCTATCTTGTTTGAAGGTGCTGGTAAGGCATGAAGCCCTTTGAGCCTTAAATGATCAAAGTAACTCTTCATACTTACACCATCCCTCTGTAGTCCTGCTGGGTCACCCCAGATTTGAATGTCGGTGCTTCCCTGAAAGTCCTTCTTGATAGAAGTGAGTAGCTGATCTGCAAACTGTAGCAGACCCATATTACCACAGGCAAGCTCTTTCAGTATGATCCATCTGTTATGAACCGGATCGAGCTGTCCGAAGACGGCTGCCGGATTCAAAGTTCCTGCCCCGAAGTCAATACCACATTGTAAGGTAAGACCCGGGTTGTAGGCAGTATCAGAAGAGATCATAGTATTTCCATCGAACTCAGGGATTACAGCCTGATCACTTGTAAGTGCACCGTTCTTTCCTTGTACATAGATCTGTATATAACTCTTATCTTTACCCTGAACCAATGCAGCATAATAGCCACCTGATTTAAGGGGATCTCCTGTTGGTTCAATTGATCTTGATACTGGAAGATAAGGTAGGTTCTCTGCCTTTTGGTTGACAGCCCAGTCACAACCACCACCATGATGTATATACTCAGGGTCGGTAACTGTAAGAGGCCATCTTGGCTCTAATGATGTCCAGCCTTCTTCCGTCTTCTGCATCTCTAATACTCCAGGAGGCTGCCTATAGAAGGACCAATTATTTGGTGTATCCTTCTCAAGCTTATCCAACCAATGTCCTGAGGTATAAGGGTTGGTATCCATTATGAGACCATACCAGGTAGGCATAACTCCACCCTGTTTAATGGAGGGGTAACGCCCTACACGAGCAGTTGCCATATCCACAATCTCTTTATTGATTTCTTTTGCTTCATTAAACCATATCAATGTTCCTTCCCATGAGAGAAGCTTACTGGCATCCTGGGGACCATCCAGGCCGGTGAACTCTACGAGGAGATCCAGACCAGGGGTTCCATCTTTATGAGGCGGTACTTTGATGCGATGAGTTAACGCTGTGTTATTAAATTTACCCAAAGTTTCAGGATACATCCCCAGCCAAGTTTTAAGGGTTGTTTTCCTCAATTCTGGCTGGGTGTTCCTGACTACAAGGGCTTTGAAATATCTTACATTATCAATAGGGGAGGGCTCCTGCATAAAAGCTCTACGTACAATTTCACCACATCCCACGCCCGTGCTCTTTCCTGATCCTACAGGTCCTACCACAATTCGAACAGGCTTATCATCATTCATGAAGTCCCATATCGTTTTATGATAAGATAAGTCAAGCTGTGTTATTCCCATATTATTTATCCGTGGTTTCTTTTAGGGTTAAGGTATATGCAAACATTATCCTCCTACGTTCCACTGGGGTTAGCATCACCCAAGCAAGACCAAGAAGGATACCCGATTTACCCCCAATGTAATTAGGGTGAAGAGGGTTGATTGCATTTAAAGCATTCTGCTGTTCTTTGGAGTCATCAGAGAACTGTCTCTTCTTGAGCATATCTCTACCAATAGAATCATACCACCTTTCTGCATCTTCCATGAGGTGACCAGCTTCCATCTCTCCAAAGATCTTATAGTCATTCTTCTCTCTGTGCTTATTTTTTATCGACATCTTCATCCTCCGCATCCCGAGGAGGGGTGATTGTTAAGCCTTGAAAACCTGTTAAGGTCTCTCCATTGCTGGTTACATCAAGCTTAGATTTTTCACCGAACTTCTCTGGATTATTGTATTTCATTACATCTGTTCTGGTTTTAATTCTAAGGGAAGCTCTGGATACTGCAGAAGCATTAGGGTATTCCCTACCTGTCTCAGGATCTATCAAGGTATCCCGCCTGGCATCATCAGCTATCTCTATGATCTCTTCTTCATACTTCTCTGTTCTTGCTCTAGATGCTTCCTCTACTAAAGCCTTTAACTCTGGATTCTTCTGTTCCCATCTATAGAAGGTCATCCTACCGATACCTATTTTAACAGCTATCTCATTCTTAAGGTAACCTTGATCTATATACCTTCCTATCCTCTTCATTAATAGTGGAGTTAATACCACCGTCTTCTTTGCCATGTTGATCCTCCTACTATTGATTTAATATATATAAACGTTTTCTCTCTACTTTGTTTGTTTTTAAGGTGTTTATGAAACAAAAAAAACCGGAAACCCACAGTTACGTAGGTTCCCAGCATGTAAAAAATGTCCCTTTTTAGCTGAATTTATATATGCCAAGTTTAATGGCCTCTTCACTAATGCCATGAGCATCTAATGTATCAGGAATGGTTATAACAATTCCTGTATTCTCATATGTTTCGTCTGCAAGATTCTTCATAAAATTATTATTTCCACCGAACAGATCAATATATGAATGATTAATAACTTCCATCATCTTCTCTGCTTCACCTGGTGTGCATGCAAAACAATCATGAGTCAATCTCATGGAAGTCTTCATACTGTAGTTAACTGTGTGAAGGAGAAGTGCATCAAGTGAATGTACGAAGTTAGGAGAGATGGCATTCTTTGCTTTTAATTTGTTTTTAATCTTCAGATTTACTTTTGATACTTTCTGAAGTTGGTCTTCAAAAATTGAAACTTGATAAGAAGCTGCATAAGATTTCTTACCATTCCGATATACATAATAGCTTGTTGATTTAGGTTTACGATATTTAAAATTTATGACCTGATTGTCAAAGTTACTAGGTTCAAATGTAGTCCAACGTGTATCTAACTCGTTATTATTATAAGCTTTTGCGACCTGACCAACCACGCTATCAAAATCACGGAAGGCCTGGAAGCCGCTCTCCTTATCAAATGTTGTTTTGAAAAGTTTAGCAATAACATTTCCAAATTCATACGTCATACTTTCTCTTTCAACATTATCAACTATGTGAGCGAAGATATCCTTCTTACCCGCTTCTTTTATTGTGTTCTCTCTCCATGTTTTACTTGTACTTCCATAAATACGAGGCATCAAAAGTTTCTTTGCAATAGTACGTTTTGTTTTAATCTCAAGTTCATTCCATACTTGGAGTAACTCTTCTCCGTGTTCTGTCTTAGCATCAAAGCCATCCCATACTATCTTGTCCATTGCTTTGTAGAGATACTTATAGATGTCATAAATCTTATCCTCGGTACCTTCAAACTTAGCAACGTTTGTATTCTCTGCCAGCATCTTGTTGCCCCAGAGAAGTGATACTATCTGTAGCCCTGAACATGTGGCATCATAACCAACGAACAAGTTTGATTTAAAGTCTTCGATTTGACCTTCAAACTTAGAGATGTAATAAAGCTCTAAGGCAATTGAAGCAGAAGCGAAGATGTCATCAGCATCCAAGTCATGAAGATCTTGGAAGGCTTTGACTGGATTAGAAATTACTAACTCACCAATTGTAATGTATGTGTCAAGATTATCATGTGCCCACTGTTCTCTGTCTGCGAGTGTCATCTTATCATGACCCATGGAGGATCCAAGAGCTATAAGAAGATGTTTTAAACCATTTGATCCTAATGATCGTTTAACTCCGGCTCTCAACATGGCCTTACCCGTCTTATGTCCTACTGCTGAAAGACCCCCTAACTGAGAGATACGGCCTCTAAAATCAATAACGTAATTGAAATATACATTACCTTTCCCTAACTCATTCCAGAAGCTGAGACCCTGAGCAACATCGACCTCAACTGATTCAACTTTTGCTTTCAGTGCGGCAGAATTCTCGGCACTGAAGTAGTTCCAATGATCTCCAGAAGCTATTACTTTTTTAATAGCGTTGTTATACTCTTCATTAAATGTGTAAGAGGATTTGAGGGCTAATGCTGCAGACTGTTCATATATAGAACCATTTAAAACGAAGTTACGTGCATTAATATCTGTTAATAATTTAGGATCTTTATACATATAATTGACTTTTACATGATTAAGATTTTTTACTTTAGTAATTTTAAAGATACCACTATTACTTACTGTTACATCATAATCAGGATCAGATTCAGCAGCTTTCTGGATAGCATCATAAATAAGAGGACGAATAGCTCTACAGTCTTTAGCAATTTTTACTGCTGCTTTGTCCCAAGCCTTTGGAGCAAGAAGTTTCTTCAGTGGATTTCTGGCTGGGAGTTTGTGATAATCAAAACTATTCATAATATTAATAACATTAAACTTAGTGTTAATACTAAGCTTCAGATTTTTAGCTTTGTTATTGTTAACCATGTTGATAAAATTAACAAGATACTTAGCATCTTCTTTTTTAACTTTGGAAGATAGATATGCCCATGCTACTTCAGATTCTATTAAAGGGATTGTGATGGAGGTAAGATATGAAATAAGATGAGCATGTTTTTTAGTGGAAAAGGAGTAGAACGCTTCAGAGATCAGGGAAACTAATACATCTGTTCCAACTTCTCCCTTAAATGATTCAGTATAATTTTTACCTAAGATAGAGAGGATACGTTTCTTTGCAGTTATGACTTTAACACGATTATAAAGTTCAATATTATCATTAGCTATATTTAAAGCTTCAACTATATTTAATTTTGAGTCCATAGTATCCTCCTTATTAGTTAATTGCTATATTGTGCTCTTCTCTCCTCAGCCAGTGAATTGTCATAATTATTTGCTGCATATAGATACTTTATATCTTTAGTAGCACTATACTCAGCAAGGGCACATTGTATTTCGACTTCCAGTTCGAATACTGCTGTAAGATATTCTTCCGTTGTCTTCTCCTTTTTTAAGCATTCAAGTCTTTCGTCAAGTTCTCTATCACTTCTTGTATAGTCTTCTTCCGCCATTCTCATCTGCCGTGCTAGGGTTGCGTTCTGTACTCTTAGCCAAATTAGTTCTTCTTCAAGCTTCATGTTACACCTCCTCAAGAAGTTCTTTCATTTGTGTAGTGAATACTTCATCATGTGCGTCTGTAGTGTTTCTTGACTCATCCATTACATGAGACAGTTCGTGACACAGTACCATGAAGTTGCAAGTGTTAAGTGTTACCATAGAGAAGCCCTCGTGGGTTGGGTGAGTATAACCCAAAGTATCCGCTTCTGCATCACCATTACTGTAGACACAAACATCATGATTAGGAAGTATCCTGGCGGCCATGTAGGACAGTTGATCAGGAGTACGATCTGTCAAGTATACTTCAACATGATCAGTGACTCCCATCTTTGCCAATGTTGCTTTAAGATATGCTCTTGTGTCATCAGTCATAGTAACCTCCTTGCCAAGGTGAAGTGTTATTATTTAATCGGGAACATTGCTTCGTACGTGTCAAGCTTAGATGCTTCAATGAATGCT